GAATCTGATGTTGAAAGTATTCAGGATGAAGAAATTGAATACCGTGATAATATGCCGGAAAATTTACAGGGTTCAGAACGGTATGAACAAGCAGATAGTGCGTGTGATTCTTTGGAAACGGCAAGGGATGGTTTAGCTGATCTGAAAGACAGCATTGATGAAATCATTTCTTCACTGGAAGATGCAGCACAGTAGAAAGAAGGTGATGAAGTGAAGAAAATAGTTGCAGCATGGATTGAACAGATTCTTGAATTTCCAACCAAACTTGAATACCTTGCGTATATGGAAAGTCTGAAAAAAGGTAGACCGCAGAAGTTCAAGGAAACATCCTTTGAACAGTTGGAATCAGGGGTTGTAAGAATAACAATCAGGAAGCAGTACAATAACAATGCGTTTCCTGATGATGAAAAGGAAGGTGAAAAGTAAGATGACGAACACAGAGTTATTAAGGGAAAAAATCAATGCATCCGGCTATAAATTGCAGTTTGTGGCTGAAAAGTGCGGGTTGACTTACTTTGGACTTATGAAGAAGGTCAACAATGAAACAGAGTTCAAGGCAAGTGAAATCAAGGCACTGAAAGACCTGTTAAATTTAACAGATGATGATGCAACTAAGATTTTTTTTGCCTAAAAAGTAGATAAAATATCTACTACAAGAAAGGATAGGTGATAAATTATGAAATTCAGCGAAAAGTTGAAACAGGCTATGCAGCAGTTAGGTGTCAATCAGGCACAGGTGGTTGGAATGACCGGGAAAAGTAAAGGGTCAATCAGTATGTACCTGAATGACAAAACAGTTCCGTCAGAACAGGTTCAGAGTGATATTGCAGTGTCACTTGGACTTGCACCTGATTATTTTGAACAAGAAGAAAACCCGGTGACCTTCAAACCTTCCAAGTGTGAAGATGGCATCCCAACCTTGACAGTACATGAAGTTGCTAAGTTGATGCACAAGCACACCAACACAATAGCACTTGGGTTACAACAGGGCGTTTTCCCTTGGGGGTATGCGATTCATACCAGTGAACACCGTTGGTCATATTTCATCAATGCAAAGCGTTTTGCAGAAATTGAAGGGGTGATCTGATGCCAAAGATTGAGTATAAAAGCATTAAGTTTCAGCAGAAAAGTCTTGAACTGATAAACCTTGTGAATCAGGTGGTTGAAGAATATCAGGCACAGGGATATGAACTGACACTTAGACAGGCATATTATCAGTTAGTTGCCCGTGGGTACATCCCCAACAATGAACGCAGTTATAAGAACATTGGAAATCTTATCAATGACGGTAGACTTGCCGGGTTGATTGACTGGCATAGCATCACAGACAGAACCCGCAACCTTAGAAGCAATAGTCACTGGGACAATCCGGCTGATGTGATCGCATCTGCAAGATACAGTTATCTGCTGAACAAGTGGGACGGTCAACCGAACTACGTTGAAGTGTGGGTTGAAAAGGATGCCTTAGTTGATATTGTGGGACAGGCTTGCAGACCACTTGACACACCATATTTTTCATGTAGGGGTTACACTTCACAGTCAGAAATGTGGTCAGCAGCACAGCGTTTCATTAGTCAAGATTACCGTGATAACAGGGTGATTATTCACTTAGGTGACCATGACCCAAGCGGTATTGATATGACAAGGGATATTCAGGAACGCTTGCAGATGTTCGGTGCTGATGTGTATGTGAAGCGTGTAGCACTGACCATGAATCAGATTGGTACATATAACCCACCACCTAACCCGGCAAAGATCACTGACAGTAGAGCATCAAAGTATATTGATGAATACGGCAATGAATCTTGGGAACTGGATGCACTTGAACCACAGGTCATCACTGATCTGATAACCAATGAGGTGACAGCGTTAAGAAATGATGAAATTTACCGTTCAATATGTGATTTAGAAGAACGTGGAAAAGATGAACTTAGAATGATAGAACGCAACTATGACAAGGCTGTTGCATTTTTAGAAAGTGAGGAATAAACCATGAAAAAATATGAATTTACAGGAGAAACCAAAGAAATCAGATTATTATTCAGAACTGCCACGTTGCACCGCATCCGTGCGACTGTTGCATTTGGCATTGTAGAAGTAGGTGACCTTGGTGGTTGGATTGAGAAAGAAGAAAATCTTTCCCATGAAGGAAAGGCTTGGGTTTGGGGCAATGCCGAGGTTTGGGGCAATGCCGAGGTTTGGGGCAATGCCAAGGTTTGCGGCAATGCCAAGGTTTGGGGCAATGCCGAGGTTTGCGGCAATGCCAAGGTTTGCGGCAATGCCGAGGTTTGCGGTGATGCCGAGGTTTGGGGCAATGCCAAGGTCTTTTCTGCAAGTCATGTGTTAGTGATTGGAGCAATCGGCAGTAGAAATGATTTCACCACATTCTATCGTGACAAGGACAATGAAATTACAGTCAAGTGTGGTTGTTTCCTTGGAAAGATTGATAGATTTCTTGAAAAAGTCACACAGACCCACGGTGATTCTAAATATGCCTTAGTTTACAGAGCAGCAGTTGAAGTTGCAAAGTTACAGATTGACCTTTCAGGTGAAGCACCAAAGGACGCTGATGAAGAATGAAAACTTTGAATTTCATGCCACATCAGGAAGATGCACTGAACAGAACTGAACAGTTTAACCGTTGTGCTTATTATCTTGATATGGGACTGGGTAAGACCTTTGTGGGTGCTGAAAAAATGTATTTGCTGAACAATTCGGTGAATGTGGTCATCTGTCAGAAATCCAAGATTGATGACTGGGTTCAGCACTTCAAAGATTATTACCCTGATTACAGGGTGATGAACCTGACCAAGAAAAGTGAAGCAATCAATTTCAGGGCGGTACTTGATACCAAGGACTTATACAACCAAGGTGTTCAAATGATAGGAGTTATCAATTATGAAACTGCTTTCCGGCGGGATTGGTTGCTGAAACTTAAAGATTTCACACTGATGCTTGATGAAAGTTCCCTGATAACCAATGAAACGGCAAAACGGTCAAAGTTCATTCTGAAAATGCAGCCGGAAAGCGTGATTTTATTATCAGGAACACCAACCGCCGGAAAGTATGAACGGTTGTGGTCACAGGTTCAGTTGCTTGGGTGGAATATTACAAAAAAAGCGTTTTGGTCATCATACGTTCAGACTGAATGGGTTGAGAACGGGGACGGTTTCAAACGTGAAGTAATAACCGGGTACAAGCACACGGAACACCTGAAAAAGAAACTTGCAGATCATGGGTGCATCTTTATGAAAACCGCTGATGTGATTGAACTGCCGGAACAGACTGAACAGAAGATATTCTTTAAGGCAACACAGGCGTACAAGTATTTTATCAAAAACAGTTACATCATGCTTGATACCCTGAATATGTGCAAGTTCAAAGATGATTCAGATTATTACGGCACGGATGTGACACCACGGGTTGAACTGGTCGGTGATAACAGCCTGACCAAGATGCTATATGCACGGCAGTTGTGCGGACAGTGGCATAAGGAAAAACTGGAAGGTTTGCGGGACTTGGTTGAATCAACAGAAGATAGGCTGATTATATTCTACAACTTCACAGCAGAACTTGAAGCAATGCAGAAAAAACTTGCTGATCTGAACAGACCTTATTCAGTTGTGAATGGGTCAAAGAAGGACTTGACTGCATACGATCAGGCAGATGATTCAATCACATTCATACAGTACCAAGCCGGGGCAATGGGTGGTAACTATCAGAAAGCAAACAAGATTATTTATTTCACCTTGCCACTTGGCAAAGGGTCATGTGATATGTGGGAACAGTCAAAAAAGCGTATTCACCGCATAGGACAAGCCAAACCGTGCTTTTACTATTACTTACTGGTGAAGGGGACGGTTGAAGAAAGAAACCTTGCAGCGTTGAAAGAAGGGAAGGAACTGACAGATGAATTATTCAAAAATACTTAATTGGATATTTGGAATCATGGCATTTATCGGTGTATTCCTGATAATCGGTGCAGTCGGTGCATCTGACTATGCGGTTGAAATGGGAATATATGAACCACTTACTGCACACCTGAAAGAATACATCATTGGTGCGATTCTGATAATTCCCGGAATCATTTATTTGAAAATCACGGAAAGTGGTGATGAAAATTGAACTATTCAAAGAGCATGAGAAAGTCGGCAATGGTCAAAAGGGTCTTGATTCTGATTGGTGTTGCACTTGTCGTTGGTTTGGTGATTGGTAATGTGTCAGGATATACCATGAAAACTCATATAACCGCCAAGGACAAGCAGAAAACAGAAGAACAGACACTTGAACGGGATAATACAGAAACCCTTGTATATGGGGCGTATGATGACAGAACATTCACACAGGAAATTTCCCTTGACTGGGGTGCGGGTGATTTAGATTTCACACCGCTTGACTGCAAGATGCCGGAAGAACAACAGGAATTTACATATTACCTTTGTACCGGGTACAACATTGATTTTACCCTTGTTATGGCACTGATTCAGAATGAAAGCAGTTTTGACCCGTCAGTTATAAGCGTAACCAATGATTACGGTTATATGCAGATCAATAAAATCAATCATCAATGGTTGACTGATACCCTTGGGGTTACGGATTTCACAGACCCATACCAAAACATCAGGGCGGGTGTGTTCGTACTTAGAAAGTTATATGAACGGTATCAAGATACCAATATGGTCTTGATGGCGTACAACATGGGTGAAGATGGTGCTGCCCGGTTATGGGAAAAGGGCATCTATTCAACCGACTATACAGAAAAAATACTGAACTATCAGACACAGTTCAATGAACAGTTGGGCGGTGATTAAATGGCAGCAGAAAAGAATTTTGAAAATAAGGTCAAAGCGTTCCTGAAGGACACCGGGGCGTGGCTGCTGAAATATTGGGGCGGTGCTGCTTATACAAAAAGCGGTATTCCTGACCTGTTGGTTTGTTCAGACGGGTGTTTCCTTGGCATTGAAGTCAAAGCACCAAACGGTGAACCGTCACTATTGCAGTTGGTCAACCTCAAAAAAATCAGAGAATCAGGCGGGTATGGAATTTTGTTGTACCCCAAGGATTTTGAACAGTTCAAAATGTTCATTGCAAAAAAATCAGAACTTAACGCTTGGTATCTTTCCAATATTGAAGATCAGAAGCGTTGGGAAATAAAATTATCAAAATAAGGAGTGAAAGAGCATGGCAGCAAAAAAGAAAGCAGATGCAGCGGTTGAGAATACCGCAGAAGTAACACAGGAAACAACTGAACAGGTTCAGGACACAGTTGAACAGATGACAGAGGACAACAAGAAGGAACTTGACAATAAGAAGTATGTGGTTGACCACTTACTTTCAACCAAGCGTGAAGGAATGGAAGATCTGATTGATTATATGGAACAGATTGGATTCTTTGAAGCACCTTGCAGTGGTGGAAATCACCTTGCTTGTCAGTTCGGTCTTGTTCATCACAGCAGAAATGTAATGATGGCAGCAGAAAACATTGGTTATGCACTTCTTGGCAAAGTCAAGTATGCAGAAATACGTGATTCAGTCATCATTGCAGCAGCGTTACATGACCTTGGCAAGTGTGGTGATTATGGCAAGCAGATGTATGTGCCTAATATTTTGAAGTCAGGCAAGGCATCAGAAGCTAAGCCGTTCAAGCGTAACCCGGCACTTCTTCCACTTGACCATGCAACCCGCAGTATCAAGTTAGCAACCCTTTTCATTGACCTGACGGAAGATGAAGAATTTGCGATCAGATACCATGATGGTCTGTATGAATCAGCAAACTATGCAGTGAAGGGAAATGAAACCCCGTTATATTTGATTCTGCACTATGCTGATTTATGGTCAAGCAGAGTAACAGAAGGCAGCACAGATGAAGGAAGTGAAGAATAATGGATAAAAGAGATAAGAAAATCAGACAGTTAGAAAATGAACGCAATCAGCTAATGGCTGAAAATCAGGAATTGAAATATATCATCAATGATATTCAGTCAGTGAATGATATTATGCGTGAAGATATTGAAAAGGAATGTGCTGCTGAATGTGGTTGTATTGTAATTGAAGGAAGTCGCACCAGTGCAGCGTATCAGGATTTAGTTGGTATTCTTCTTGCAAATAACTATTCTGTTGAAGTCATACCAATGGATGAACGCAGAAAGTTAAAAATCATTATCAAGGAAAGTGAGGTATAAGAGTATGGTAAATGAAAGACAGGGAAAAGTTTACAATCCCCGCCCGGTATATAACAGAAAGTTATTACGTTCAGTGATTCGTGCGGGAGTTCAGAAACAGTTTGGTCAGCATCATGTTTCTGCTAACATGGCGGGAAACTTTGAAAAAATTAGAAAGGAACAGGTGAAATAATATGGCACAGATGCTTTTGATTATGGGTGAATCAGGTACAGGAAAAAGTACCAGTATGAGAAATTGCGATCCGGCAACAACTGCCGTTGTGAACCCGGTTGGTAAGCCGTTACCGTTCAAGGGTAAGTTCACAATGCTGAACAGTGAGGTTGAATCACGCAAAATCTGCAAGTTTATGAAGGAACAGGCAGCAGCCGGGAAGAAGTTACTGGTG